GTCGAGAACCGGCGGGAACTGCGTCTGTACGCCCGCCGGCGGGGGACCAAGGCCATTGCCGATCTCGGCTCGGCGCTGATAAAGCACGCGATGGAGACTTGCAACGGCTACGAAGCGATGAGCGACTGTTATCGCGACGGCCTGATCACCGGCAAGGGGTGGGCCACAATCGACCGGGTTTTCAATAAGGACCCGATTTCCGGAGAGATCGACGTTACGGCCCCCGATCCGCTTCACCTCTTCGAGGACCCGCGAAACACCGACTATGACGTCAATGAGGGGGAATACCTGTTTCGGGAGCGGTTCATCACCAAGGCCAAGCTCAAGGCGTATTATCCCAAGAAGTACAAAGATGCGGTTGACGCGTCGAATAACGACTGGTCCGACGACTGGGACGCCGAGGTCGCCAGCGACGATGATTCCCAGACGATTCGCGACTTTACCCGGGTCCTGAACGATTACGCCGGCGGGGGGGTCGCAGCGGGCGAAGGGACGCTTGAGGGTTTCGTGCTTCGCGAGTGCTGGTATCGGAAATACGAGCGCATCACCGTGGCGATGGCGATGCAGGGCGACAGGATGCTTACCGCCCGGGCCAGGACCAGAGAGGACAAAGACAAGCTGAAGCAGTTGCAGGCCCGGTACCGCGGGCAGATCGAAGTGCGGGAAACGGTGATCCCGGTCCTTCACCTTCAGGTGATGATCGGGGATCTGCTGCTGAAGCACGAGGAAGACCCCTTGAACGGCATGAACATCTTCCCGTACACCCGGTACGCTCCGTACTGGATGCACGGCAAGGCGTTTGGTGTGGTCGATAACCTGATCGGCCCGCAGGAAGAGCATAACAAGGCCAGGAGCCAGGCGCTGAACCTTCTGAATCAGACGGGCAACAACATCTGGAAAGGCGGGACTGCGAGCCCCGAAGCCCGCAGAGCTATTCAGGAATACGGCTCGACGCCGGGGGCGTACTTCGACGTAAACGATTACGGCGGGGACCTGAAAAGGGAAGATCCGCATCCGATCAGCCAGGGCCACATGGTCTTCGCCGAGCAGTCCAGTACCGATATCCGCGAAATCAGCGGGGCCAATCCCGACGTTACCGGGACGAACCCCAACCAGAGCGAATCGGGCCGGGCAAGGCTGGTGCGGATCAAGGCCGGAATGACCACGCTGGCGCCGCTGCTGAGCAATCTGCAGCGGTCCCAGGGGCTTTTCGGAAATGCGATGTGGGAGTATCTGCGGAACAATGACGTTTACACGCCCGAAGAGATCGGCGCCGTTGTCGACGAGGATGTCATCAGCGAGATCGGCGGGCTTCGCGGGGCGGTCGAAGCGATGAACCGGTGGGATGTCGGCAGCTACGGGGTCAAGACCGAGATGAGCGCCACTAATCGGACGTTCCGTGACGCCCAGCTTGAGGATGTGCGGGAGATTTCCGGCTTCCTGCGTGAGGTCGGCTTGCAGGTGACCCCGGAGGTCGCCAATGAACTGCTGCAGAACGTGGTGCGGCTGAGCGACTTCCCCGGCCGCGACAAGGTTGTGAACATGCTCAAGCAGGCTCCGGTTGCGTTGGTCCCGCCGGAAGGCGCCGCACCCAAGCGACCGGCGGTCGAGGCTGCCGGCGGTGTTGGCTGAATGAAAAACTGAAACTGAATACTCCCGCCCAGGCATGGGCGGTTTCCCGACCTTGCGACGGGTTAATCGCAAGTTCCCTTCGGCTAAGGGTTACAAGGCCGCATCGGGAGTTGCCACTCGGAAATTGGCAAAGGAAGCGAGTTCAAGCGATGGCAGAGAAACAGGAACAGACAGACGACGTGCAGGATTTCGACGGCGAAGAAGTGCCCCTGGACGAAGCATTTGGCATTGCCGAGGACGCTGCGAAGCAAGGTGAAGGGGCCGAGAAACCGGCCGACGACGCTGAAACCGCAGAGCCCCAGGCAACCGAAGAGGCCGAGTCCGAGGAAACCGACGCTACCGAAGAGTCCGAGGACCCGCAGGAGCCCGAGGCTCCCGAGCGGGACGATTCCATTGCGGCTGAGATGGCTGGCCTCACGCACGATGATGTGCGGAACAGCCAGGCATTTAAGGGCGTGATGGGCGAGCTTCAGAAAGAGCGAACGGCCCGCAAAGCAGCTGAAACGGCTTTGAAGGAAAAGGGCGGCGAAGCTGAAGCCGAAACCGAGGACGACGAGGACGACGAAGACCTGCTTGATTTCGATCTGTCCGTAACTGACGACGACGAGACCGGCGGTGAATCCGGGTCAAAACCCGAGGACATCGACAAGCTCGTCGACGCCAGGGTTGACGAAAGGCTGAAGCCAATCGAAGCGGAGTTTAACGCCCGCCAGTCGGCACAGCGACGGACAACCTTTCAGGAAGGGCTCGATGGGCTGTTGGAGGCCCAGAAGGCCGGTGAGATTCCCAAGGGACTCAACACCGACAAGCTCATGCGGCAGGTCCTGGACCACGCCAAAGAGCACGAGCCGGAAACCCTGAAGCTCCTGGACAAGCCCAACGGTGTACGGAAGCTCTACGAGTACGCTCGTGTCAGTATTCCGGAGATCGGAGAGGCGATTGCTGACGCTCGGACCGCTGAAAACGAGACCGAAGAGGACCGGATAGCTTCGGGACTCTCGGACGGAAACACAGCAATCGCCGAGTTTGCCAACGTACTTGATAGTCGGTAGTAGACGGCTTTGACCGAAGCTGCGTCAGTGCTGCATGACTTCGCGGCGGCCAAGCTCGGACACGAGTAAAGTATCATGGCAGAGATAAGCCTTGATGCAGACCTTGTTGTAAAACAATGGTCGCCGAAGTTCTTCGCATACGGTATGCAGAAGATGTACTTCGGCCCGTTCATCGGTTCGGCTCAGAGAGGCGACCTTGCCTTCATCCCCAAAAAGGAGCGGCAGGTCAAGGTCCTTTCGAGCGAGAACGCGATTATTCAGGTCCAGATGGACCTCACCAAGAAGCCCGGCGATACCGTCACCTTCCCGCTGATTGCCCCGCTGACCGGCATGGGCCGCGTCAACGGGACCCTCGAAGGGAACGAAGAGGCGTTCGACAACTACGATTGGTCGGTTTCAATCGCGGATTGGGGCAACGCCATACGTGACGCCGGTGCTTTGCAGCGTCAGCAAGTCGCGTGGAGCATGGATACCGTCAGGAAAGCTGAGCTTGCCCTGTGGTATGCCTACGCGCTTGACAAAGCGACGTACAGGGCGATGGCCGGCCTTGTCGTCGAAGGCGACGGCGGGACAGACCTGCTGGCCGCATCCGTCAACAGCAGACGCGTGATCGGCGGTACGGAAGCCGCCGGGGCGCTGGAACTGTTCGACACCGATGTCGAACTCCAGGCCGACGATTACATGTCGCTTGACCTTATCGCTTACATTTCGCGTTTCGCGAAGGCCAGCGAGCCGGTCGTGCGGCCGATCATCATCGACGGCGAGGAGCTGTACTGCCTGTTCATGCACCCGCAGCAGGTTCGCGCTCTGCGCGACAGCACGGACTGGAAGAACGTGCAGTACTACGCCAACGTTCGCGGCGAGAAGAACCCGTACTTCAGGAAGGCCCTCGGGCGTTACCTGGACGTGCTGCTCTTCGAGTACCCGCGTGTCGAGACGCGTACCGGCGACGGTGGGGCGGTAAGTCTGACAACCAACACGTTCGACGGGACGGACGCCTTTACCAGCGGCGTCAAGTGTGCCCGTGCTTTGTTCTGCGGTGCTCAAGCCGCGGTACATGCCTACGCTCAAGGTCCGACGTTCACGACCAAGAAGTTCGATTATGGCAACAAGCACGGTACGGCCCTTCGGATGCTGATGGGCGTTGGGCGGCCCGAGTTCAACAGCGTCGATTACGGTGTTATCGCGGTCGATACCGCGATCCAGACAGACACCGTTTCGTAGTTGATGGCTTGAAAATAGCGTGCTCCGGGTCGGCGGGGGCGGGTTGGTCACCTGCTCCTGCCGGCCGGGGTAATTTGAGATGAGATTATGGCAATAACAGGCGCGAACATCAGAACGGCGTTAAACTCTCGGCTCGGCAAGTCGGAGGTCGCCGATGCGATAAACGACCAGATCACCGAAGGGCTTCACGCCCTTGGGGGCCTTGCCCAATGGCCGGATCTGCACACGTCGAGCAATCTGTCGTTTGTCGCCGCCGACAAGTCCAAGGCGGTCCCGTCTGATTTCCGGACAGAGAACGAGCTTTATATTTCCGGGTACGCGCCGCTTGTCTTCGCGTCGTACGACGCTATTCGGGAGGCTCAGGAATCCGCCGGCGGATCCAGCCGCCCGAGATGGTACGCGATTCACGAAGGGTCCGTTCACGTCTACCCGATCCCCGATGCCTCGTATACTGTCGTCTGCAAGTACTACCGGTTCCATACGACAGTCAGCGACGAGACGGATAATTTGCTGTTCGGCGACCAGTTCAAGGAAGCGATCGTACTGGCGACTATCGTCGAGTATCTCAAGACGGTGGGCAAGATGTCTCAGACGCATCCGAAGATGGTTCAGTCGGTCGGCTTGTTCAATAAGGCGGCGGCGGCTCTGCTGCCGACTGCCGACCGGAAAGTAACCGTGGCGAAACCGCATCTGTATGGTGGTTAACGAAAATGGCAGTAGTTCTGAATGAATACATCGCGGATTTCGGGCAGGGTTACAACGCCAACCATCGCAGTGAGGCGTGGACCGTCAAGCTCGAAATCCCGTGGGATGCATGGACTGACGGCGGGCCTGCCGCCATGCCGACCAGGGGCGATATTCCGCCGGCGGACGCCGAGGCGTTCCCGGCGGGGTACAGCATACCGGCGGCTTCGACGCTGCTGGAGAGCAGCATAAGGT